CCGTAGGTACGCGGTTGCAATGAAGTTCGTTGCCACTGCCTGGGTTATCTACTCAGCGATGTTCTTCTTTGCAGGTGAAAGTTTACTAACGTTCGTTGGCGCATTACTAACTGGAGTTCTGGGATTCTTCCCAGCCATGTTTCTTGCGGCAGCAATGGATGACATCGCGGACACCGAGTTCGCGAACCGAAAATAAGGAGATAGTCATGGATCCACTGTTTAGCATCGAGACCTATGATCAATTTTTATCGATCTTCATAAGAGATCTGATATTACTTGACATCAACATGTTTTTAATTCTTGCGGTTGCCCTAGCTGGCATCGCCGTAAAGATCTACCGCTACAGGAAGAACACCGTAAAGGTTGAACCCTTGCTTGGCGTCGTAGGTCCAAGAAAAAAGAAATAAGGAGTAAATATGAAAACTACAAGAGACACATCTAAAGAAATCGTGGCAAGTGAGTGTAAGTGTATCGTTTATCATCCGCCTGTAGGTGGAACACACTGGATACAGCTGGTCCGCGAGTTCAAGCAAACAGGAAATATTCTAATCGGATATCAAGTGTGGGGTAAATGCGAGGCAAGAGATGAAGAACAACTTCAGCCTGGAGAACACGCATGGGGTCCACAACTTACCGGACAAGTAAAGGAATATGACAAAAAGGTTTTACAAGAAGAGGAATAAGGAATATATTCTTCCCAATGACGAATACGGAGGACCAACATGCTAGGTACTAATCAGCGTGAACAACGCTATGTGTATGACACCTGTTCCTCGTGCGGTGACACAAACGTACTCGTCTATGAACTTGATGAGAAGCTTATGTGCGCAAATGACTATAAAAAGTTAACTGCAAACATTAGGTTCGTACAACACTGTGATCAGTGTGATAGTCCAAGTGCTGTTCGGGATCCTTCTCACCGGCGCAACGAGTATCTATGCGGTTCATGTCACCAGAAAAATGGGTTTCTAGTTAGAACAAGTATCACCAAGAGAGCTCTCGTATCTCTTGCCTCGATCCTGAGGAAGACCGAGAAGATTGAGTGCTACGCCGCTAACTACGGAACCGAGTGTGATAACAACCTAAAACCTAGGTCTGCCTGGGGCGGAAAGATACTATGTAACAAGCATGGTAAAACTCCTCCTAAGCCGGAAAAAGGTAAGAAATCTTGAGCAGTACCACTTTGCTCAATATGACAGGCGAGCTAATCGCGCGTTCACCTGCCTAGCTATTACAGCGCGAAAACGAAGAAACTACGAAAGGAAGACCAGTGTCAACAATTACACCTACGCAGGCTGCGTCACTGTACACATCGGGTAAGTCCGTGGTGGAGGTAGCCCAGGAGCTTGGAATTACATACGGTAAGGCCCGTAAGCTAATACAGGAATCAGGCACCGAGATCCGCAATACCTCCGATAGACTTAAGGGTAAGACCCGAAAGGCTAAGTAGTGAATAACCTGCTGCTTATCCTACGGGAGCTAGCATGGCCAGCCATAATCTCGGCTGGGTCATCTAGTATCGCCGTGTTGGTGGCACTCAGTTCCCCTGAGAAGGGTACCTTGATCCTAGCCCTAGGGTTAGCCTCGGTATCATCGGCGTTGCTGGCTCTAAGGAGCTAGGACCCAACATATTTGGAGAAATGGGCATCTACGGGTGCCTATTTCACCTTTGCTATGGTATAGTTACACCCAATGGGCAAACAGCCCAACTACGGAGAGACGGAGGACCGACATTGTCATCCCTTCTTATCTCCGGCCCTATGCAAGCGGTAGAGGACAGGCGCAAGCTTGAGAAGCATAGAGGTAGCAAGAAGCTTGGCAGAAACTTGCCAGGTTGTCCCATCCCTAACCTAAGGAGGCGAACTAGCGTTGCAAATCACAATACGTGGAATAGCAATGTCGACAGCGGCCTATATTACGGCACTAACAATGGGCGTACTTATGGTGTTAAACATAAGCGCCAGCTCGGCATCAATACAACTTACGGATACACTTCCTACCCCTACGGTAGTAACTGATCCGCTAGTTAAATACAAGGGAGTTAAAACTCTCGACAATGACCAACTCATCGAGTTACTCGGTGCGGTGGGCTTCAAGGGCAAGCAACTAAAGGTTGCCTGGGCGGTGACCAAGAAGGAATCAGGTGGTCGTCCTGTTGCTCACAACGATAACACCGGAACCGGTGATAACTCATACGGGCTGTTTCAGATCAACATGATCGGAGACCTCGGTGAGGACCGACGCGAGAAGTTCGGCTTAGAAACCAATAACCAGCTATTCGACCCTGTCACAAACGCGCAGGTTGCGTTTCACATGACAAAGGGTGGTACGGACTGGGGATCATGGGGACTAGGACCAAACGCCTACGACGGACGGCACATGAGACTAAGATCAGCGAGCTTATGCTGAACTTCCCTAAGTCATCTGGGAAAGGTTAGATTAAGATAACCCTATGGACCAAGAAAACTTAGACATAAACAATATCCCTGCGGTAGTTGATGATAGCCCTACGGTGGTCATTGACATCCCTGCGGCACCAGCTCCTGAACCTGTAGAGGTTGAGGAACCTAAGCCTGTTGCAGTTGAGGAACCTGAACCTGAACCTGTTGTTGTCCCTGAGGTTGTTCCTACCCTAGTGGTAGATACACCTAAAGAGAAACACGTAGTCGGTAACGGCGACGCAGATGATGTATACCTAGCCAAGTGTGTATACAAGAATATCTATGAGCGCAAGTCATTAACTATCCACCACCTTCAACGTCGCCTAGAGGAACTAGGATACAAGGACGTTATTGGCGACAGGGATGGATGGCTTGGAGAACTCACCATGATCTCTGTTGAGAAGTTCCAACAGGACAAAGGATTGGCAGCTACTGGAAAGGTAGACGCTGACACCTTTAGGAAGATCTTTGAAGGAGATACAAACGTAAACGTCGTCTTATAATCTAAGACTTATAAAGGACCATGTATCGCAAGGTGCATGGTCTTTTTTATTGTAGATTTCTTAAAATATTTTTATCTTAGAAAATAGTTGGAGACGTTTTGGAAAGTCTCTCTCCCTATACGAGGCTGTCTCTCACGTCCAAGGCACTTAACCTTAAGGTATCAAATAATCCGAATTGTACATCATCTTATCGCCGCAAAATGTACACATCGGCAAAAGAGTATGATACGGTATCTACATGCATACTCCGGATCTACCAAAGAGCGAGCAGGACCTGATCGCCACTCTGTCAAAGGAGAGTTTATGGAGAAGGGTCCAGGATCTTAGTGAGGCGGGGTGGACGTTACAGTCCATCGCCGATGCGTTTAATCCACCGCGCAGAAGATCAACGATTCGTTCCTGGGTAGTTAAGAATCTTCCGGAGACTGTTGTTTCCCTTGGGAACGTACCCGTTCCTCCTGTGAAGAAGCCAAGGTCCGTGAGACAGCGCCCTAGGTCTCCAGGAATTCCGCACGACGAGCAGTTGGTAATCGCAAGACTTTCACCGCTGGCACGACGCTACCGATCTCGAACAACTCCATCGTCCTCTTCCTTCACCGCGAATATTGAACTAACAAGTATCGCAGGACAACTCTACCTAAAGGGTGTTACCGTATCAGAGCTTGCCCGTGCGTCAGGAGTTACCTACCGTGCGATGAAACGTCGAGTAGATAGGGCACTTGCAGCATGAGGGTACTTCATGATCTATTTCCGGCGTTCATAACCGTAGTTCCACCAAACGTTGTCGACGACTTTAAGTCAGTTGCGGTGAAGAGTTCAGATCTTCCAACTGGCGCTCGTTATCTTGAGCGGGTGCGTATCGTCGTTACCTCGGATGACAAGGGTGACATAGTAATGGTCGCGGCTGACCACCACACCGGACCACGTTTAATTTTCTCAGAAAGACTTGCGGACCTTAACTGGTCCGGAAACAAGACGGATGACTCCCAGCTCATAACACAGTCTGGAAAGATCATCGCGTTTAAGTATCAAAAGGGCTGCAACTGCGGAAGCCGTCTGCGGAGCTGGAGCCCATACCGAACTATGGACTCGATTAAGGACCCAACATCATGAACCTATACCATATAACACACATGTCAGGAATCACGTTTATCATACTTGCCCTGGCAATATTTCGACTAACTAGGGCGATTGTTTCTGACGAGATCTTTGCCTCCCTAAGAGATAAGATCTGGGATCGGTTTCCTCCGGAGACAAGCTACGTTGGATTTTTCTTTACATGCGAGTGGTGCGTCTCAATGTGGGTTGCACTTCCAACCGTGATCTTTTACGCAATAAATCCAAGTATCACTTTGCTAGTAGGGTGTATATTTGCCCTGTCGGCAGTATCAAGCCTTATAACCGCGCGTCTGGACCAGTAATGATCCAACGTTCCGTTAGCCAACGACGAGGAGTAACACGTGGCAGTATTTAGAAAAGATAAACCGCGCCGAGGACGTCTAACGTCTCGCCCGGTTAACAACGCCAAGCCTGTTCCTACTCAAGTTACGCTAATCACAAGCGAATCAAACTTTGCACAATCACTTCCATACTCTACGCCGAGAGCAATGACAGCGGCTGCCGCTCGCATTCCTCTTAATGATAAGGGTGAGGTTGAACACTTTAAGCAACGTCGTGCCGGAACATCAAGCGACTGGCAAGGTGAGGCTTGGGAGTACTACGATGCGATCGGTGAGGTTAAGTATGCGTTTAACCTAGTTGCGTCCGTCGTCTCAAGAATTCGTCTCTACGCGGCGGCAGTTGATAACCCAGCGGAGACTCCAGTTTCAGTTCGCTCAAGTAACTTTATCGATCCTCGTCTTGCCGCCGCAGCTGAGCGTGCACTCGCAAGACTTGACTCCGCATACGGAGGACAGGCTGGTTTATTACGTGATGCAGCGTTAAATCTTTCAGTTTCAGGAGAGTGTTACCTAGTTCAGTTCCCTGCAAAGGCAGGAACAGGAACTCCAGAGTCATGGGA